TGAAGAACCAATGTTTGATGGGTCAATGATTATGGCATCAGTTGTAGATGCAGCCCTTACAACGATACCAGCAGCATTCTGGAAGACATTAGCACCGGTTAATATGTTACTGGCAGCCAGTGTAGGCACAGCAAGAAGTGATACAACCTGAGCAGTTGACAGTGCAATAGGTACAGCCGAAGAGCCATTATTATTACCGATTATGCTGTTGGCCGCTAGATTAGCCATCTTTGCTAATGTAATGGCACCATCACTAACAGTATTCACTACAACACTGCCGAGGCTAGTAACTTCGATTTCTTTCACACCGAGCGGTATTGCAGACGTGAAAGTAATCACAGCACCTGCAAGACTGAACTGAGACCTGTGCTGACTTATGCCATCATATGTAACAATGCAGGCATTTAGACTTGGAGGAGTCTGTGACAGCGTAAGTGTTGTTGTGACACCTGGTGTGAAATTAGTGCCAGTAACAAACCTATCAACTGCGAGATTAGGTGCAGCAGGATTTGCCCATGTACCATCAGCGCGCAAGAAGTTAGTTGTGCCACCACCAGACGCTGGAACAACACCAGCTGTTGAGGTTGTGAAGACTGGAAGTGTGGCAACTGGCACGGTGCCAGTAAGATTAGCAGCATTTGTACCAGTAGCAAAAACACCTAATCCGGAAACATCAGTTGATGCTATAGCTAAAAGCGTTTTAACTTGAGTAGCAGTTAGTGCAATTGGTGTTGCAGCCGATCCAGTGTTATTGCCAATTATGCTATTAGCCGCAAGATTAGCCATCTTAGCCAGTGTAACAGCGCTATTAGCAATAGTCAGTGCCACAGATCCAGATGTACTAGTTACGTCTCCAGTATGTGCTGGCATTTGAGCAGCTGCCAATACACCAGTCATGGCAGCAGTAGAGACAGATGCAGCCGGCAGTGTAATCGTACCAGCACTTACTGTCAGACCGGAAGAAAACGTCTGGAGCGCTGAGTAAGTCTGAGCTATGTTGATGCCAGCAACAGTGTAAGTTGCATCTTGAAATGTTACGGCACGAGCAGCCGTTAGCGTAGCCGTCAGTGTAAGTGTATTGCCAGTGACAGAGCTAGCAACATTAGGCAATGATGTAGCCGGTGCCCATGTACCATCAGCACGTAGGAAGTTACTGGTACCACCGCCAGAAGCAGGTACAATACCAGCAGCTGCCGTTCCAAATGTCGGCAGATTAGCAGCTGCAATTGTGCCAGTGATACTTATTGTAGGATTACCGGCAACACCGTCACCATTCGTAACACTAATATTTGTGCCAGCAGTAATCGTGCGACCAACAACAGTGCCAGCACCAGTGCGAGTGATCAGGCCATTGGTGGCCAGATTGTGCAGCGCAAGAGCTTGGCCACCAAGTGCCACTTGATTACCCGTAACAACGATACCTACACCAGCTGTTACCGCACCAGCACTTGAAAACTGCACAAACGTAATCGCTGTTGTACCAAGCGTGCCACCTGTGTTGCTTGTACAGACATATCCGATGTCTGCCTGTGTCGTGCCTTCACGAACAAATACAGCTGCACCAGGAACCTCAGCCCATACATTCATATCGCTACGACGTGACCAGCCACTAGCAGAGACGACGTAGATACCGTTTTCCTGCGGAAGGGTCTGGTTTCTTACTAAGCAATCATCATTAACACCAAGAGCCACACCGTCAACAGTTTGTGTACCAGATAGGGTAATATTGGCAGTTGTTGCAGCGCGTACTGTACCCTTCCAGTTGACACCGGCTATAGCATTATCCACATACTGTTTTGTAGCTGCTCCGAGTGCTGTAATCGGGTCAGCGGACAAAACAACTGCGCCAGTGAACGTGGCCCCTGAAAGTTGTGCGTATCTTGAATCGCCTGTCGAACGATCAATGATGTCTGAGCTAGCGGCAGCACCAATGTTCAACAGCCCAGCAGTTGTAGAACTTGTGTAGTAGGGTATCTTATTAGCCGCTGGAGTCAATGTACTGATTGATGTAATGGCTACAGTCAATCCAATAGCTAATCGCAAATTAGCTAGAGTAATCTTGCTCGTGCCGGCTATGCCAGCTGAAACATCTACAACAGGAAATATGTCAGCAACATCAAGAGATGAAATCTCAGGAAGCTGCGAAATCTTTAAGCTCATTGTGGTGTTCCTTTGAGTTCAAGAGTTGCTGCCCATTGGCAGTTCCTGAGTCTGGTGAATTGAATCGGGTCTGTTACTAATCTTACTTTCCAAACATCTCCAATATAATCAGTGTACTTCAAGTCTTGGTTCGGCAGCACACTAAAGAAGTTTCTAATAGCTGTGATGTGTGCATCACGCAGATTATTAAATTGGAGTATAAGCTTTTCATTGACTAGCGGTCGACTATAAATATATGGCTTACCAGTCATTGTATAGTTAGTCTTAACTTTTATTTCCATCTGATCAGCATCACCTTGCCTAGGATTAGGCAAGGTAAGTGTTGTAGTTGGGCTTGCAAATGGATGCTCTAAAGTAATCATATTGCAACCTCAAGAAGCAGTTCCTGATCATCCTCGGTAAGCAAGATTTGTAGGTCTTCTGCAAGAATGTAGTCAAGCTGATCAGGAAGACATAGAATATCAAATTCCATGTCGTAGCTGCAATTATCGTTAACACAGACTATCTCAATGTTATCACTGAACAGCGTACCACGATAGATTCTTGAATCATCGTCCGTAATTGTAGCAAGCTGACCTAGATTATTACGTATAAGTGCCTTAAAGGCTGACACTTGTGTTTTACGCAACGACCGAAGTGTGTAGTGTCTTATTTCATTACGCGGCGCAATAATCGCTTGACTAATCTTACCGCCGCGTGACTCAGCAACATTTGTGCTGAATAACACAGTGTCAGTATTACCCATCTGAACGCGGGGCAGAGTAATACTCTGCCCCGATCCGTAGTCAATTATTAGACTCATTTAAGTCTCACAGTGCCACGTTTGATTTCTTTACGTAAGGCCTGACCCAAAGCACGTACATCAGTACCAGAAGCTGCATTGATGTGGATATCTCCAACAGTGGTGTTGCTAGTGCTACCACCAGTATTGAATTTAATCATTCCAGTGTTCATGCTGTTCAGCTGACTGGCAAATGAACGGCTAGCACGTGCATTCATCACATACTCACCCCTTGCCAGAAGCGCAGGAATTGTATCCGATCCATGAATCATGCCGCCAGCTGCCTTAGTCAATGGATTAGGAGCAACTGCTTGGCCTTGTGTAGCATTGAACAACATGTTAGCCTGCGCAGCAGTAGCACTAATCTGATTCTGCAATTGCGCTATCTTGTTGATTAGTGAATCTATTGCAGCAGAACCACTTGTTTCGGCAGCATTCATTGCACCAGCAAGAGATTGACTCGTGTTGAGATTACTAATCTGGTCTGCAACAGCTATAAGTGAATTTTGCAATCCGGTTATTGTGTCACCGATCGGTGTACCTTTATCTGCACTTATTCCAAGATTACTGGCATTGTCAAACATACGTGACATTGCGATTTGCAAATCACTCTTAAGTTTTGTCAAAGCTGTAATGTCATTCGGCACATTAGCAAGACGAGCCTTAAGATCTTGTAAGTTAACACCTTCATCTGCTCCGGCACCACCAAAACGTGTACCTATTGTAGCACCAAACCCAGCTATGCGACTACGACCTTCAACGATAGCTTGACCAGATTTCTGCTGCTTAGCTTTCAGTTCATCAATGTTCTTACCGACATTGTTAGCCTGCTCGCTAATATCTTTGGCAAGCTGATCAGCAGCAGCTTTCTGTGCAAAAGCTGTAACCTCCAGAGCCAGTGTAGTACGTCGATTGATTAGGTCACGGTTCAATGTGAGCAGATACTCGTTGCTGACACCAGCAGCCTGTGCAGCAGCATCTCTAGCTGCTCCAATACGGTCGTATTCTTTGAGAACATCTTCCGGATTGACGCCTCTATCACCAAAGAGCTTGCTACCCTTGTCAAAGATAGGATTACCAGCTTGCACGCGGTTAATGTCTGCAAGTTGCTTGTCCAGTTCCTTGACCTGCAAGAATGCAGCTTTCTTCTTGGCAAGTTCTTCTTCTTCAGCGGCTTTACGCTGTGTTGTCAGATCTATGATCTGCTGTTCAAGACTGATTTGCTTAAGCTGCTCAGCATTGGTCAACTTCAAAATATCAAGATGCGGATTATCAGATTGTAACTTGTTGAGTTCAGCTTGCTTACTGATTAGCGCATCATATGCATCGGCACTTGTAGCCTCTGCATCGGCATACACCATCGCACCACCGGTTCGAGTGGTAGCCTTCTTGGAACGCAGAGCAACCTGCTCACGGAATTTGGCGAGAGCACCTTTACGATCAAGTGCATCAATCTTACCTTCGATGTTCTCGGCTTTCAATTCCTTGATTCGCTTGTCCATCTCCTTTTGCAGCTTGATGGCTTCTTTCATCAGGTCTACGGACTCTTTAATCTGTGACCGTGCAAGCTCCGTATCACCGACTGCGGCGGCTCCGCTGGCAAGATTAGCAACACGGTTGGATTCACCAATCAGTGCTTTAATCTTCTGACCGTCGGTCTTACCCTCAAGACCACTATTAAATTTATCGGTATTGAAGCTACGCTGCAAGTTCAGTATGTTTTTCTGAGCTTTTTGAATCTCAGTATTATAGCCTTCAATCGTTGACTTACTCTTCGTAATACCTTCACTGATGCTTGATTCAAGTGCCTGATTAGCTAGTGACAGCTTATCGGCAAAGTCAGTATACAGCGACTGCATTTGCTTGAGCGTTTCGCCACTTGTAGCAGTAAGGTTTGCGGCATTACCTTCAAGTGCTTTATATATTGTATTCTGCTTATCCTTAATCTTTTCTGCATAAGCAGTGACAGCTTGATTGAACTTGTTGAGATTGTCAGCTTGAGCATTTTGCATATCCTCAAAAGCTGAATGATAGATCTGCGCAGCAGTCTTAGTATTGTATGCCATGTCAATGAAGGCTGCACCAACTGCTGCTGCACCGGCTGCAAGCAGTATATATGGATTAGCCAACATTACAGCATTAAGACCCAACATCACAGTACGAAGATTGGCAGCTATTTGAATCAGCTTAGTGAATCCATAGATAACACCACCAATAGCTGCGCCACCTGCAAGTGATGCCATCAATTCAACAAGACTTTTTATTACATTAGCAAGACCATTATTATTATCACCAAACAAAGACAGCATTTTAACTGCAACTTCGTTAGCAGATTGTCCAATCTCAAGAAACACGTTCTTTGCACGGTTCAGTTCAATGGAGAGCTTCTGGCCAGTGACTTGTATTGAAGACTGAATAGCTGCATCGTACTGTGCCTGAGCAGCAGGAATCTTCTCTAAGTCTGCTGTGTAGTCCTTAGTTGAGTCACCTAACAAGCCAATCGCGCCACGGAAACCACGAATGTCGTTGATTTCTTTGCCAAGCTGTTTGAGTCCACCTGTTCGCAACTCTTCATCAAGCAGTGCCATTGCACCTTTGAATCCGAGAGCAGAGATTGCAGCTTGTCCAGTAGCAAAGCCGTTCTTTTCAAGTAACTTTTGTAATTCCTCAGTCGGCTTAATGAATTTATTGAATAGGTTAAGAAGCTGTGTCTGAGCATCGGAGGCGGTGTTACCATTACGTGTCAGGACTGTTAATCCAGCCGCCAACTCATCAAACGACACACCAAGAACCTTAGCAGGTACGGCAGTGCGACCAAAGGTATCAGCTAAGTCTGACGCTCTGATACGACCAAGGTCGATCACCTTGAAGAACTTGGCAGCTAGTGTGCTTGCGTCACCTGCTGATAATTTGAAACTGTTGATGGCAGACGAGAACAGATTGTTAGCTTGTTCAGCAGTACTACCAGTAACAAGCGCAAACTGCTGTGTTACACGAGTATAAGACTCAATATCACCTACAGTTGTGCCAATCTGATTAGACAATGCACTGTAATAGGCTTCAGCTGTGTCTTTGGCATCAGTGCCAAACTGATTACTAAGATTTTTAACACTGTCAGACCATTCCTTGAAGCCTTGGCCAGATCCTTGAGCTAGTGTCAGAATACGTCCAACAACCTTCTCATATTCAATGGCGTCAGCTTGACCTTGTTTGAAGGCGTTGTTGATATCAGAGATTACGTTGGATAGTATGCGAGCTTCAAAGAATCGTATGATTGATTTCCACGACAGCAGGTAGCCCTGTGCAGCATTTGTACCGTTAACAACCTGTTGATTCAGTGCAGCTTGTGCCTGCGCGGCCTGTTGTGCGGCCGCAGCTGCCGCTGCGTTAGCCTGCGCAGTAGCTTGAGCACCCAATCCACCCTGTGCCTTGTTAACAGATACTAGCTTACCTTGCAGACCTTGCAAGACAGGATTCTTATACGCTCCAGGATTTCCGCTGTCAAGGTTACGCTTAACAAGTGCAATCTTATCAGCCGCAATTTCATTCGCACGAACGTACTCGTTGAGAGATGCAATAGCATTTTTGTAGTTCAACTTCTCTTGCAGATTTGCAGTATTATATAGTGCCTTATTGACACCCTTCTCAATACTATCTGTAAGATTATTTGCAATAGTGGCAAACTGCTTAGCCTTTTCAACGCTATTTGACATCGAAGCATTGGTAAGACGGAATCCATTAGCAACAGCCTTGAGACTGACACTAAGATCCTCTCCATTCTTAGCAATACCTTTGAAGGTCTGACCGACAAGGACACCCTTCTTATTGTAACTCTGTGTAGTAGCTTCTACTTCACTAAAGATTTTATTGATGCCACCTAGGGCATTAGTGACTTTTTCAGCGGGTTGCAAAAATGCACCTGCATCCATCATCAACTTGTATACTTCATTCATCTTATGCCACCTTCCGGCAGTATCCACTCAGCGAGCTTAGGCACGTAGAGTGAAGCATTGTTGCGTATGTAATCGTCAAACGCGGCTGTAGCCTTTTCAAGAGATTCCCAGCCAGCAGAATTAGTGCCATTGCTGAATGATTCATTGTACCAGTATTGATATACTTTGATGTTGAACTCAAAGTAAAACACTGGACGTTGCTGGCTACCATAATTTAACTTGTAAGCTCGTTCTCCTAATTTTATACCATGTTCAACATCACGCACACCGTTTGGATCCCATGTGCCATTTATATCAAAAGCACCTTTTTTAGAAGCATGCTTAGGGTGTATTGAAGCACGTACAACTGTCAACATCCTGACAGCTCTAGCAAGTGGAATCAATGATGCTCTTGACATCCCAGTGTCCACTTTTACCAGATCATTTTTGACTATCTCATCTAGGAATGCTTTTGTCGCATCATTCCAGAGTCTAGTCATATTCTCATGTAGACGTTTGGAGAAAACGTCTACACGAGGTTTGAGACCTTTTACTTTCCTAAAAGTTACATTCATATCTTCGCTCCGAGAACACGGTAGAGGTTCATTTGTTGTTGAGCTTCTTCATACTCTCGAAGCTGACTGTATGCTAACAATTCAGCTTTTGTATACACATCATTGTCATCCCAATTTAGCTCAACATCTGGCGGTCTTAGATGTAGTCTCTCACACGCTCGCCATATTGCATAATATGGCGAGCGGTAGTCTGGGATTATTGCTTGCTTTGACGAGCCGCCTGACCAGCTAAAAAAGATTCAGTAGCCTTGTCAATTTTAGCCTGATCCAAGCCATTAGCTGTAATGCAGATGTTGATAATTCGATTGATTTCAATCTGCGAAAGATTAGTCTCTTCAAGCTCCTTACCGTAGTTGCCCCACGTGGACGGGTCATTCATCTTAACTGTTTCCCACTCGAGACCTTCAGTAGCCTCAAGTGCTTTGAGAATCATCCAGTTAGAACGATTCATCGCCCAAGTCTCAATAGCTTTCTTGAACTCAGGATCTTCAACATCCTGTGACTGTGTGCCATCCGGCCGCATAATGGTGGCTGGGATGGGGCGCGGGCAAAGGGCGTCAAAGTCGGCATATGACCTGACAGCCTTAGCCTGGAAAACGATATCCCTGTCAACACGTGGAATAACGATAGTCTCGACTACGGGTGCGTCGAGCTTTTTGCCTTTGATCTTCATGATATACTTTCGGAATGAAACTGGCCACTACCTACGTAGTGGCCAGTTTGGGTTGATTAGTCGTTACGCAGCTGTCCGGTCGAACGACCGTAAGTGATGATGTCAGCATCTGTATAGTTAGCGGGCAGATCACTAACCTTGATTACAAGATCAGTATCTTTTGTCTGAGCCGCATAGTTCCACTGAGCAACCTGAGTAGCCCAGTAAGAGCGTTCGGCATTGGGATCATCGTTAACGAACGTCTTAATGACTTCCTGACCAGCACGTTGACCGGGACACGGATAGATCCGATTGATTTCGAGATAGTGAGCAATCACTTCCTCGTCACTCGGAGCCTCATCCTGGTACCAACGCTCGCCACCAGTGCTGGCATTATCACACGTGACTTGCCACTCTTCGTGAACTGTGACGCGAACGTCTTCTGTAACTTCAGTCTGTGTAATTGTAGCTGTCGTGCTCATGGTTAGAATTCCTTGTAACCGTAGATGGCGTAATCAATGGACATACCGGCAACAGAAGCCTTAATATTCATAATCGTGTTGGCAGTGCCACGAATATTACCCTTGATCTGGTATTCAACCATCTGTGTCATAGACGCAGGCAGCCAGATACGGTCAAGTTCAGCAGCAGCATCATCAATAATCAAAGCACCAGCAACAGCAGTAGTGTTGCGGATACGGATGATATCAATAGCACTGCGTACACCAACGCCCTGAGCAGCCTGAATCTGTGTATCAGTCGTAGTAGCGAAAGCACTGCCCTTAGCTTGCCAACGACTAAGAGCGTCTGCAGCCGCATCAGCAATAATCAAGCGACCATTAGCATCCATGCGGAAGTTAGCAACATCGCCATCTGCGTAGTCAGTCTGAACACCAGTCCTAACACGCCCGCCGCCAAGTACAGGATTACCAACAGCAGCAGCAGAGTCAGCAGCATTGCCCTGCACAGCATTACCCGTACCAGACAATGTTGTGCTAGACAGTGTTACAGCAATCGTTGAAGAACCTGTAATGTTGACAGGCATCGGTTCAGCAGCAACACCACCGCTATTCTGATCTACTTCAAGACGTACGCGATCATACATGCGGAAGTAGTGAATACGAACGTCAGTATTACGAATCGTTGTGCCACCACATGCCGTAGGAGTACCGGGGACAGCACTCAGGTCTTGACCATCAAGCGGTTCAAGCTCAAGAGTAGTTGTGCTCTGGTAGGCAACACGATAACGACCAACAAGGGATGTCAACTCAACAGCACTAGCAGTCACAAGACCATATGGAGTAACAGTGTTACCGATTACTTCCGCCCAGTTGCTTGTGGCAACAAGCGAGAGGCGCAGACCATCAGCAGTCTTGGTGTAAGTCTGAATAGCACGATTTTCAATGGCAGGAATTGAACCACCGTTAACAAGCACTACAAATCCACCATAGCTACTAGCGGTTGTTGTAGCACCGAATGTGACCTGCACATTGTTAGCATCAACAACAGCTGTAACCTGAGTGGCAGTTGTCAGATTAGCAAAGTTTGTCTGATCAACGATGCCATAGACAGTAACAAAGCTGCCAGCAGTTAAGCCGTGATTGAGAATCGTGAGCGTGGCAACATTTGTACCAGTCTTTACGGCCGCAGTAATCTGACCGACAGGACGCGAGTATGTTGGCAGATTCATTGCACGTACACGAATCTTATAACTATAATCAGCAATAGGAATTGGCTCACGACGCAGTGAGGTGCTGCGATCTGTAAGCAGCGTGTCAATATCGCGAGCACGGTAAAGCAATCGCTTGCTCGTATGTTCCATGTGCCAGCTTCCCTTTGTACGGAAAGGCTGTACATAGTTCAACGAAGCATAGTTAACACCGCCTTCGTTAGGAATGATTGCTGTATCCTGAGTATTACCAGGGTTCAATGCAACCAATCGTGTACGAGGGTCATCGTTACGTGACCAAACATCACAGTTACCAGCACTAGCACCATACCAGCGATAGCCAGCACCAAAGCGCGCATCTCCAGAAAGTCTGATTTGCGTTACAGTAGCAGTTGTAACAGGATCATATGTACCGTTAGCAAGTGTAGAGCTGATATTATAGCTAGTAGGACTCAGGATGCTTGTAACAATAGCTTGGCTAATGTTGAGACGAGAATCACTTGACCCACTAATGTATACATAATCACCAGGACGCTTATTATGCGTCGTAGTAGTGTTGATTGTCCACACGTTAGATGTAACACTGATTGTGCCACTGATTGTGTCTGTCGTTGCAGGGCTATCAGTAAGAACAGCATCTGCACCATCGACACCAACAAGTTCAACTGAGATGTTTTGGCTGGCAAGACGCTGTGAAAGTGTCAGACCGAATTCAACCTCGTAAGGAACTTTGTAGCTACCTACTGATTGTGCAATCCATTCATTACCGGGATTACCAACAGCGGGCAAGCTAATCACAAGATAGCTGGCACCAGCGACATTACCGTCAATGCGGCTACGTGTCAGTATACCACCAGATTCAGTTGGATATACCCACTTAGTAGCATCTTTAGATGTATACCCATCGCGAAACTTATCACGAGTATTGCCAACAGTCTGCTTACTGTTTGTAGCATCTGTTGTAACACTCAGTGCATCACGAAGAGCTTTGAGAATCGCAATTACACTACCATTGCCAGTGGGAGCAGCAGCATCGGTTGTAGCACCCTCTGCAACGTCAGCACCATCAGCAATAGTGGCTGCACCGCCACCACCTCCACCGCCACCAGCACCAGCCGGAGACGAAGGAAGACCCATTGGAAGTCCGTCAACAACTTTCAAAGCCTGAATGCGAAGTGTACCATTTGTACTAGACCGAGTTACAAATTGTTCGTTGTCAGAGAAGCGTCCAAGATTATATGGCTGGCCAGCCCCAACGGGGATATATTGACCAGACAAAATATCACGGAACTCCCAATCAACAGATCCAACAATTTGGAAATAGTCAATACCGGCGTCTTTAGTGTTAACAAGCGTAACAAGATCAGCAGTAGCCGTTGTCGACGCATTTTCGATTTCGCCAAACGCAGCGAACGTAATTGATTGTGGCATGTGTGCCCTTTCAAAGGCTGCTACCCGGTACTTGCGTACCGGGTATTAGGTTGATTAGTTCACACCAACCGCAGTCACAGTCGTGCTACGTGTGATTGTAGCCTGAGTCTGGTTGCACTTGCCAGAGACGCTGATCTGACCATTGCGCAGATCCGGGCTGAACTCTTCCCAGCGGAAGTCTTCCAGTGCAATCTTTTCCTTGTCAGTGCCGGAGCAGTTCGGGCTGTAGAAGATCTGAATATTGACCGCATAGGGACGGCAAGTATCAGGATCGGAGCTACGCCACGTGGAGGCCGCACCCTGCTGCTTGAGTGCATCACGGACCGACGGAAGAACGCCGGTTCCCTTGATATAATCCCAGACGAACTGCATGCTGACATCCATGGGAACCTGATCGCCTTCGCGAACGTCATCAAGACGACCGCGATCAAGGATGTACTCCATGTTGCGCTTCTCGGAGAAGGTCAGATTACCTTCACCGACCTTGACAGTCAGGCTGTTGATCTTGCCTGTGAAGCTGATCGCCTGATTATCGGTGACAGCCACAATCAAGCCAGGAGCAGCGATAGTAACGCTGGTTGTATTGCCGGTTGTTTCGATGTGTGACAGGATTGTATACTTGTTCGCACCGATAACAAGCTGACCGCCAGTGTCAACAGCACCGACGATGTTGTCAACAAGCAGAGTGGTTGCATTGATAGCGTAGCCAGCAACGTTATTAATCAAGCCAGTGAGTGTGTAGTTATCGCCACCGTCTGTGATGGTGATATCAGCGTACTTGAGATCAATCTTTGTGCTCATTTGAGTGCCTTTCAGGCAGTAAGTTGGATTCTGTAATGGCCTTCGACTGATGCTTGCACGATGCCAGTATCAGTTTTTATCTGTCCGTAATGATTAATCTGCACTCGTTCTCTCTTACCAATATCTTGTATAAGGTCAAGACAGCCGATCTGCGTAGTGGGCGCATCACCAGGACCGTCACCATACATAAAAACTGGTATTGTAACAAATGTAGAAGCAATCTTACCACAGAGTCTCTGGATGCGGTGGTAATCACCATCAGTTTTTGAGCAAGAAATCAGTATTGAGACTTCACTGTAAAGCTCCCAGTAATCTTTACTGACCTCTGTGCCATATGGACCATCAATGCGAAGTTCTACAACAGATTCAGCAGACATGTTTCTGCGTTGCTGACCTTCAATGAAAAACTCAGCGCCTGTTGGTTTGTTTGTATCGAAATGCTTCGATATTGAAGCAAAGATCCAACGTGGCCAATTCTCGTTCATAGCCATGTTAGTCTCCGTTCACATCTAATATTGGAGTTGAGGGTTCAACCATCTTTGCAGCAACCATATAGTTGCCTTCAAAGTCAGTTGTTTTAACAATTTCGTAACGTCGTGTATCGATTACTAGATGATCAACGCTGGTTGGTGGCGCCTTCACATCACGATAATCAAAGAGCACAACAGTTGTATTTTCTTCGAACAATCCGCCATATCCAAAGTTTTTATTTGATGCAATGTATGCCAAATCATACACTGATGTGCGTGCTTTTTCAGGAGGCATTACAATTGCACGCCTAACAGCTGTCACGTCAAACGATCTAAGAATTTTGCCAGTTGTAACATCGTTAGTGTCTGCTACGGGATGCCTGACGTACACCAGACGACCGTAACGATATTTTAGTTGGTACAGCGTGTCTTTGGTGTTGCGTCGGTTATTCCCGAACATGATTACCTGCTCTTCTTTATTTCTCGTGTCGAGTCATCATCTTGTTGAACCATATGATCATGCATCTCAACAGATGTTGGTTCATACGTTTCAATAAGAATCTTGTGAGTCTCACGAGCTTTGACAATGATTTCTTGATTATCCTTAAGTTCTTTACGGTAATCAGTGATTATACCTTTTACAAGGTCATCAAGCTTTTTATTGAGCGCAACCTTCTCTTTTTGGTCTGCTTGATACCGCAGATAATCTCTGACGATGAAGTAGACAAGTATTGCACCAACAACGCCAAACGTTTTGGCTAAGTCCACCCACTCATTAAGATTATCCATTGGCAGAGCAGCACTTGCAGCAACGACTAGACTAGCCGCTATGTCAGGAATCACTCGCATTTGTGTTCTCCAGGCAAGGAGCATGTGCAGTAAGATTACACATCTTACTGCACATGCTAGTTGATTACCCGAGGACAGGAACGCCGAGGTTCTGGTCAAGAACCTTGATGCCACCGAGGATATCGACAGTCACAAGGTGACCCTGCTTCTCACCATTGTAGGTGATGGTGATACGCAGCGACAAGCCGTTGAAGTTGGCAACGAACGAACGAGCGCCAGTGCCAGGCTTCGGAGTGGCCAGAGGACGAGTCACGAGAGCGATGGCATTGCGATGGAACGCGAAGCCATACTCACCAGCCGGAGCCACGCCAACGATGGCGTTGTCAGCAGCGGCTGCATCCAGAGGACGATCCAGAGCGATACCAGTCAGCGACGGAACGCCGACTGCACCGTAGATTGTGCCACCTACGCTGATACCCTGAGCAGCCTTGGGAGCAACTGTGAAACCGTCGATCACAAGGTCTTCATCGAAGCCAGCAGCATAGCCAGCACCGAGGTTGATCGCACCAGCAACGTAGTGCACCACGGGAGTTGCATTGGCAACAGCCTTGGTCAAACCGCCAGCGATAGTGATCTGAGTAGGAGTAGCACCGCCGACAGTGGCAGTCACGAGGTACGGACGACCGCCAATCTGAACCCACGCACCGTTGGCAATCGCGGCAGCGAAGCCGTTGACTGTCAGAGCGGTAGCACCGATCGGGTAGCCGCCGGCCGCGTTGATTGCGCCGGTTGTGGTTGTATTACCAGCAGCGATTGACGGGGCAATCTGGGACATGATGATGTCGAAGCCCAGCTTGCGGATGAGCTGACCGTTCTTGACAGCCGAATCTGTCATGTTCTTTTCGGCGTTCAGGAAGTTGATGTCGTTGAGCAGAGCACCTTCCATGTTCGGAGTGATGATCAGATTACGCTCGCCGGGCATATCCGGGCAGTAGAGCGCATTCAGCTTCTCACGGGCCGCGACGAGGGTCGTGCGGTCAATATCAGTAGCCAGTGTGCCGACAGCGTTGGGCAGGAACTGGTAGAACTGGGCCGCGATGGTTTCGTCAATGCGACGAGCCAGCGACAGCACCGCCGGGTACAGGTATTCCTGGACCAGCGACTTCATGGACTTCGATTCCTCACCATCACGGATCAGGAACGAGGTGTGGATCTGCTGATCAAGCTTGATCGGAACGTTGGTGGCAGTCGCATCCTGAATAGTGACGCTGCTGTTGACATTCTTGCGCTTGGCAGTGAACTTGGCCGGACGGCGTGTATTCACCACGTCGCCAAACTGCTGAATTTCGTTCTCGAAGTCACGATGAACGAGGTTGCCGAGCACAAGATTGGCTTCAAGAATCATCAGCGATTCCTGCGCCCAGACTTCGGGAATGAAAGCATCAACATCGTTGGCATAAGCCATGGCAATGATTGTACGAGCGAGAACGTTGAGACGAGTCATGTGATTACCCTTTCAGGGTGTCTGAGTTGATTAGAGGGACATCTTCTTACGGGCTTCGCGATAAGCGACAGGATCATGAGCAACCGATGCCAGTGTTGTACCACCGCCAGAGCCGCCACCACGGTTCTGACCGCCAATACCACCAGTACCAGTACCCTTGAAAAGATTCATGTAGTTTGAATCTTCCTTCATCTTCTTGATTGCATCACCAACCGGGAGATCAAGTTTGACAGGCTTGCCCTTATCATCCTTTGTCTGGTAAGTCACGACAGTTTCATACTCACCTGTCGGCTTACCGTCTTCGAGAACCTCGACGAGTCGAGTATTAGGCCGCAAAATCGCGACCAGTTGCTGAGGATTAATGGCTTCGTTAGTAGCCGCCTCAGAGATAATGGATCCGTTAATCGTCTTTTCTGTAAAGCGAGTTTTCCAGGTATTGGCTTCACTGGTAAGCTGATCACGTTCCTGAGCAGCTCTCTTGGCAGCCTTGTCCTGTTCCTGCTTCATCAACTCTTCTTTGGTCATAAGAGTCTTGGACAGTTCTGTGACACGGTTTTCAAGATCCAGCTTCTCTTGTTCAGTCAACGTAGACCGTCCACGAAGTGCATCAATTTCACCAACCAGCTTTTTCTGCGTTTCGGTAGCCTTGCGACGTTCCTCAGCAGCGACACGATTCAAGTCTTCCTGTGTGAAAGTCTTGGGAGTGCCTTCACCACCGCCGGTGCCAGTGTTGGCACCAGTGTTGGCACCTGTGCCTTCGCCTTCGTTTGCATAGGCCATGATAAGGAGTGTGGCCACAAGTTTGATATTGAGAGCGTTCATTTTGTTCTTCCTAGCTGTGCTAGTTGGCCCTTACGAGAGTAACAGAGCGATTATCACGTAGCCAAGGCAACACAAGTCGCCATGCTGCGATACTCGGCACACCGGCCAGGATGTGCTCAGTCATCTGCGATCTATCGAAGGTGTTTTTTACTTGGCCGAATTCCTCTTTGGTGTTTGACAGATTCTTGATTTCAAGATCAGGGTCAATACCGTCAAGCAGCGATAAAGCTAACTCACAACAAGCCTGCTGTATAGCATCTGGAATCACAGTGGCCTTAAAACGTGGCCATTCATCTTCTTGTGTTGGACTTGTCTTGTCGTCGACATAGTTCAACCGATTAAGCAGCATACTAGCATGAGACAGAGCTTTTGTCTTTGTAGGTGTATCGGCTGTATCCCATGCTTCTGTATGCAATCGCTTACAAAAGTAAGCTGCGGCGTAGGTAACGTCAGTGTAGCTCATCCCCGTACCGCCTTTCCACCTGAATCTTGCATTGCAGCGGCTTGCGACGTTGCTTTTTCTTGCTTTGCACTTGACTGGTCAGGAGCAAGATCCTTGACACCGCGAGCAGCCGCGTCAATTTTCCCGGCAGACTGAGCAGCCGCAATTCTTGTCGCACGTTCCGCATGATCTTTAGCTGCCTTTTCAGTTTCACCGGCCGGGTAGAGTCGAGCACGAGAAGCTGTATCATTGGATACAAGTTGATTTTCGATGTCCTTAGCAATCACATCAGGATCAATGTTGATTACTTCAGCATCATCAATCTCTTTGTAAATAACATCAAGCATGTCGTCATCGACCTTGTTGTATAGCAGCAAGAAGGATACACGCTTGGCAAGTTCCTTTTGGTAGGTCAGGCTCGGCACTTTTGGCAGCTGCTCAAGCAATTCCTTGGCTTCGGCGCGACGATCTTCGTCAGTACGAGAGCTATACTTGTCAGGGTATAGTATTGTTGCAGCTTCTGTTGCATCCTCATATTCGGCCCAAATCTCAGCGATCTGACGCTCAAGATGCTCAAGTTCCATGCCAATATAGCTCAGACCAGATTCAAGGCCCTGATTATCCTTCTCCTTTGAGTCAGCACTTGCACGCTGAGGTCGGATATTGGTCAGTGCAAGTGACACGAGCTGTCTGATTTCGGTCTTGAGCTGTTCCTGCTTGTCCATTGATGCCTTGAGAGGCTCGCTGGACGGATGGATGAAGCTAGGTGCCTCAGTTCCAAGAGGATAGCGACGACCAGCCGACGTACCTGTCGCAACAACTGTCGGACCAGCAGATTCAGTACCAAGGCCACCAGCAGAATCACCAGTAGTGTCTATGGATTTTGCAATCCGATTGGCCAAGTCACTCTGAGGTGAGTATTGCTCAACATAGAACGGGAAGTTGGATCGCAAACCGTAGTTAACGTCCGAGCTAGCAAGATTGAGCAGCGCGACTTGATAATCTGCAACGTCAGTCAACAAGCTATCACTCAGTTCAGCAATGAAGAAAGGTATACGCTTGAGATTAAGTACCTTATCAGTCTTATTACCCTCTTCATCACAAATCTGCACGTGAACACCATCATCTTCAAGGCTGAGATAACGTGTTTGACGCTTAACACCAGTAATCAAACCAGTGATGGCATCAGTTGTCTCAACATTGTCGACCAACAGCACCTTAGTCAGCTCATTACGCTGATTATAGGTCCATGTGAGGATGTCCTCAGCCTGATAAGTATAGACGTACGGCCTGATTGCTGACGCATCCAACATCGTAGCGTTGGGAGCCAGAGGCTCTTTGTCCACGAAGACACCAACCTTGCCAATGACGAGAAGGTCGGGGATTACACGATCAGCAAGGAACTTATCCATGCTTGAACCGCTGTAATCGACACCACCGTCACTGCCACAGATAGCCTCATTGTAAGAGGCTGGTCCACCTTGGCGCAAAACATCAACAAGACGCTCAGAGATTGAGTTTTTAATCTCGTTGATTGCAGCTTTTGCATGAGCCGGGCAGTAGGACACATCTTTACGTGACTTGAACTCTTCGTCCGTCTCACGATTAGAAAATTTCTTCAGGTACTTGTCTACAAAAGCTCGACCACCCTTATAGGTGTACCGAAACTTTTCCCAATCAGCAAACCAAGTATTATACAGTGGATGCCTAATCTCAGACAGCAGATTGAGTCCCTTGTTCTGAGCCAATCTCATTGCAGCCTGTTGACCTTGATCGATTTGATCCATTATTGTTGACCTTGTATGTCTGTTGTTGTACCTATGCCGAGGGCAATAGGTAGTGCTATCTCGGCATAGTTCTGAGCGTGTGCAAAGTGATCTTCTTCATTTCCGCACACGTAACGACCTACAGGATTACCGTCAGAATCTTTCTCATAGATTCTAACTAAAGCCTTCATGTGAGTCTTATACTCGATACTTGCATCAATCGGAAGCGTTATTGTGTTACTTTTGAACCTGCTGAGTGTCATGTCCAGCCAGCTTGTACGATCTACAGCGATTGTGTAATCTTGAGAGTGGATCGTGACCAGTCTACCATTTGCGTTTCTACTGTAGAAGCACAATTTGACAAGATCCGGGTACCTTTGAGCCAGTTCAGTAGCCTTGCGACGCTCTGGATTAGCGTCAATAACCAAGCTATTCGGTTGGAAGTGCCTGATTATTGCATCAAGCTCTTCAAAATGGACAACTTTTAACTCAGACAGGAGTCTAGCAGTTGCACAATTGTTAATGTCAGGTGTTGGAGTAACTATGAATCGATATTCCATCACTGTAACGTGCAAAAACTTACCAACGTCTATGCCAATCGTGATTATTGAGTCACCACGACGCCTAAAAGGCTCCGATAATGTGATTTTCTTGTGTTGGCCAGTGGCTTTGATGATTTTGTCATCAGTTAGCCTAGCCCCCTCCACTGCGTGAGTCAGTCCGAGCTTACTATTGTACAGTTCTTGCTCGTCAGCCGGGTTAATTCGAGCTTTTAGAGCAGAAATTGCAATGTCAAACGGTCGTACTGTACACGAATAGAGCTGATTAATATGATAACCTGCGATAATCCGGTCACTATATGTAGGAATCCAGATACCATTCTTGAGGAAAACTGGTTTGTCAGCGTGTTCTAACTTGTGTTTGCACATCGGGCAGATTATGTATGACTCACGGACACGTGGATCATTGTGATCTTCACCGACGATTACCAAACATTCTGGATATGTTAGCTCAATATTACGACTGCAATGTGGACATGGGAAGTAGTAGTGCTTCTGTGACGACTGACGGTACCATTGGTTGATGCCGTAGTTGTCAATTGTAGCCGTACTTAGCATGAACACGTTCTTTTCGACTTGTCCTGATGTACGCTCGAAAGCCAGGACCACGTTAGCTTGCACCATTTCATCAAGCTCATCTAAGATGATTCTTGATACTGGCAACGATTTGAGCTGTGACCGTGAACGGCTTCCTCTGACGAACAGATTAGCAGATCCAGCACGCTTGTGACCGATGTTTTTGACATCGCTGAACAGCGTACTTAGGTGCTTAGACAGTTCTAGTGCCGGGTCGAAACGGCTTGTAGAGAAGTCTGTCGCGTCAGGAGTTGTGGCTGGCAGTATGTAGAGCACTGATTCGCCAAGCACGTCAATGGCAAAGAACGCTCTGTTGAGCGCTGTTTCTGTGTAAGCCATCTGAGCAGCTTTCTGACCCACGATCATTTCGCTAGGGTCATCATGCATGTCTCTTGTCCATGGATGGTGCTCAAAGCTCCAGGGTCCAGGATAAGGCTTACCCATTACACGATACTTGACTGCCCATTGTGAGCACTTAGTAATCGCCCTACGTTGTAGGCCACTAGCTATCCGGTCTTTCACCAGGTCTATGCTGACCCTAGCCTTCGTCTGGGTCATCTTGAAGCAGCTCAGTTACTGCTGCACTCGGTGTATTGACTGTATAATCAGCCTCAACAGCCTTGCCTTCAAGAGCGTTCACGATGCTGTTTGACACCTTCTCAATGATTAGTGCATCAGTGATGTTCTCGGCGATGATGCTAACAACACGATCAGCAAACTGCACAAGTGTACTCTTGTCGAGCAACTGGCCCATTGAATCTTCGATACGATGGCAGGAAGACACTAGCTTCTCAACTTTGATCACCAAATCACCAATCTGTCCAGATGCCATCATCAAGTCAGCCGGGGTGTGGCACATGTTGAGACGCTGTTCGATCAGTAATCGCAGAATCGCAATCTCATCACGCAGTGACTTAATGCTGACTGAACCAGATTTTTCCTGTAGCGTAGCTTTGAACTGTGTCAACTTGTAGTTACTAAGTGATTCTTTAGCTGCTTTGTTGGCTACTTGCTTACCTCCATGCATTGCACACAAGTGTGTACCTGGCAGTGCAACTTGCTGACATTGCCCGAGTGAGGTTACACCGTTGCAGCGATCAGGATCGTCCGGACCTTTGATTCTCTTAACGTCATCTAGCAGCATTTAGCGCCCTTTCTAGTGTTAAGCTGATTAGTGTACGCTAATCACATTAGCATACATGCTCTCACACTATGAACGGCAAAAATATTTTAATTATAACCACTATTTTGTATTGTGATTAGCGTACAATAATCACAATACATGATTATAACCCACCCAGGTGATGTACCTACTCTACTTGATTATTGTGTCACGCTACATGGTCCTAGATACAGGGTCCTAGATCCCTGATCCCAATAATCACCTTTTGAAAATTTTATATATTTGTCACGATGGGAGGCTCGGGTATTGTATCCTGTCACGTCCATTTGCAAACGAAAACTAACCCACCCACCCCGCACGGTGTGACACACGGGCCTAGCACCTCGCATCTAGAAGTCAAGCGATAGTTTCTTCTGTGTGATACAGACTCATGATGCAGGGTGATAGCCTAGGAAAGAGGTGCTTGCACCTTGTTCCCGGTTCACATACTAAGACACATGGAAGCGAGAGGACAGGATGCAAGCCATCCGCTCAAGGTTCCGAAAGGATGAGTCAACCCAGGTTGACAAAGGATCATATCATGTTCACTGCCTACACCCCTGCCATCAACGCTGGACGTTTCGACCCCGCCAGCGTCTACACCCTTCCGCACCTTCTCAAGGTCCGCGCCTCCCTCGCATCAGGTATCGTTGAGGGTTTCCGTATCCTCACCGTCCCCGATACCTATGTCCTCTTGGATGATGGTATTGACTTCCTTGTCTCCCTCATCCGTGCCAACGCCACGGAACAGGGCGCGGCAAAGAGTGTGGAGAAGGTAACGGCTGATACCATCATCAACCGGCTTGAGGGGTTGCGCGGACAGGAAGGCAAGGCCGTTGCTGATGGCAACACCCGTTCGCTGGCCATCCTCTTGCACTACGGCATGACGGGCGAGACGATCGACTACCCAACGGAAGACACGAAGGGCGACCCGCGCAATGCTTCCTTCGCTGGCAATGTCGCATCCAGCCTCGCCTTCCGCATGGAATGGAAGGCCCGCACTGCCTATGTCATGGACCTCATCAGCCGCAAGCCGAACATTTCCGAGTCGGAAATTATGCGGGAAACCAAGCTCGGGCGCGGTGTGGCGCAACATGCCACGGCATCAGCCGTTGCGGTTGCCAAGCATAAGCTGGACCTCGGGAAATGCGTTTCCCTGACTGCATCGGAATGGCGGACCGTCCGCGATGCGGAAACGCAGGCGGACGCGGAAGCCATCGCCTACGGTCAGGGCGCACGCAAGAAAGCGTTTTCCCCTAAGCAGGAAGCGGAGAAGTTCATCAGCCGCAACGGCTTAGTGGGGCCGTATGTCAAACTCTTGCAAGCCATCGTGAACGATGATGCGGAGGCATTCGTTGCTGAATTGCACAATACCAAGTGACTAGAGGCTAGGCACTTATGACGAGAGGGACGGATTTTAGAATCCGTCCCTTGACTCATTGCCCGGACCAATATAATACACTCAAGGAAACGATACCATGCAAACGATATTCACTGTCCTCACCGTTGCACAATTCCAACGGCTCAAGGGTGAGGGGTTGACCTTCACAGTCCACACTGACGAGGACAAAGAGCCGGAAGAGGTCGGAGACTGGGAAACTTGCAACAACTACATACAAGGCATGTACCCTCCAACTTGTCAGACGTGGCAGGTTTGCGCCAACCTTAACATGGCACAAGTTGCAAAGGTGCTAGCATGACACCCGCACTCATTGCCAAGATACACAAGGCAGTTGCCTTGCGTGTGTTCCATGACTGGCACCATGCTGCCAAGTTCATAATTCATTATAATGGAGCACAAGATGAGGCAACACTTGACCTAGCCATTTCATGCATGGAAAAGCGCAAGCCATGACACCAATTCAAGCATACGTCCATTTCCTTTCCATCGGAGACATTGCTTCCGCTATGTCTTTCGCCCACATGATAGCTAATGGAGGTTAGAGTGAGACGTTTTCAATATTTCCTTATTGGCCTACGGGCCAAGGATCGCACAACCCGCCGCCATTGGTGGCACCTTGCTACGAGGTACTAGCTCCATGAATCCATCTACCTGTATCCTCGTCCAACAGGATCGCAAGCGTCCCATGCGTATCGTTGCCATCGGCGACATGTCGGCCATGGTGGCACTTGTTCCCGACTTCATCTGGCAACCTGCATCCTGTCCCATCATCACACAGGATGCGCTAGGTACCTCTAGGGG